ATCATTCATCGAAGAGAAGATTTTGATATCCAATAGGTCTTCTACAACTTCTCTCCTAGCAGAAGTAGGAAGTTGCATGAATGGGACAAAGGTAGAGGAACCAAGAATCACAATCTGTGTGAATGACTTATAGTTCATCTTCAGAACATTCTGCTCTAACCACTTCTGTTGATCTAAGACAGAATGTGACTGGTCAAGTTCTTCACCATCACGATAGATCTTGAAGATGTTTGGTTTGATTCCTCTCTCAATTCTCCAATCAATAGAGTGAACTGAAAACTCAATATCTACAAGACAGTTCTTCTCATTGACACTATTAATCAACTGTGCCTTATTGATTTTACGAAAGGACTTTCCATATAGCACAAAAGTCAATGCATCTAAAATGGTGGACTTACCTGCACCATTAGATCCAATGATTAGTGTTGTGGATGTATTGTCTAGATTGACTTCTGTCTTATGATTCCCTGTTGATAAAAAGTTTTGCCAGGAGATCTTCTTAAAGGTCAGCATTTTCAGTATGAGGCGGAATCACAATGTCATTAGGGGTAATCACAGTATATCTGTGGTCATGTATCTCACAGGTCTTTATCATTACTTCATCGTCTACTTCTAACACAGTCATCTCTGGATAGTCAAGTTCTTCCAGTTGCATTGCATATCTAGTGGCATCATCCTCTTCCATAAAAATGTAGAGAACCTGTTCTCCATCATCATCAACTACAGAATATGCGCCTTCTTTTTCTTTACCTTCTACAGTAATGATATACATTACACCACCTCACATGCCTCTTGATATATCTCCTTGATCAGAGACTGAATTACTGGTTTATTTAACTCAGTTTCAGATTCCTCAATATATCGATTTAGAATAGACATTGTGTCTTCTGACTCTTCTGCCTCAAACTCTTCAGACTCAATGAGTTGGAAGTTTTCTACAATCTTGAGGTCAGCTACACCAGAGGAATAAAGCTTGTCAATAAACTTTTCAAACTTCTTGATGTTGGTTTTCTTTTTGACAATAACCTTTACAACTTTATTTCTATACTCTGTTGTATTGAATGTCTGATGGTCAGTATCTTCATAGTAGATATTATGGAACAGATGATGTGGGTTATCTACATGTGTATGTTCTAAGGTTTGTGTATCAAAAAGAGTAAAACCTCTGGGATCTCCGACATCTGACCAGAACATCTCGTAGGGATTACCGAGATAGAATACGGTCCCATTATCTGATCGAGTGTGATAATGTCCTGAGAAGACTTTTTCAAACTTGGAGAAGAGCTCAGGTGAATCTCCATGCCCTTCGTCCATGACGATGTGTTGATTAACTCTAAATCCTTGGAGTTCCAAGTGTCCAAATGCAACTGTTGCTTTGGTTGAGTTGATGATACGGGTTGTTTCTTTCTTATTCTCTTCATTAATCCAAGGAATGAAAAGACTGTTGAGACCACCCAAAGATACTTCTGTAGGAGAAGAATAGACCTTAACATTATCATACTCTTTTAGTAGAAGATCTACTGCATTAATTTCATTTGTATTTTTATAGTAGGCATCATGGTTACCAACCATCAGGTGCATTGTAATACCTCTCTCCTTGAGAGGATTAAACACAACTCTCTTTGCCCACTTGAGTGACTTGAATTCAATACCCTTACGACTATCAAATGCATCACCCATATGGACTACAGTATCAATACCTTCTTTATCTAATGTAGGAAAGAAGATATCTTTGTAGAATTTTTCAAAGTAGTCATGAAAGAGTTTAGACCCTTTCCTGGCACCATAATGTGTGTCTGTAACAATACCAAGCTTCATCTTCTATTTTGATTCTGAATCACAATAAAGGCATCTTTATTATACTTACGAGTACCTATAGGACACTGCCACTTCTTATTGTAGTTTTCTCCTACATCAATACCAGAGACAACTGTACCACCAATCTCTACAGTAATGTCATCACCTGGTTCCCATCCCAGTTTATTGACAGCTCTTGCAATCTGTTTGATGAGAGTATCTTCATACTCCTCAGGTTCAAGTTTTCCAACCATTAGTTGCCTCTCAGTTTTTGATGCACTGCATCTTTGATGGAATTATAGTCTGAGTAGTTAGCACTGTCAAGATCATTAGCATCAAAGACCTCATCAAAGTCAGTCCTTTCAAGAATCTTATTCTTAATCTCCAACTGCTTCTTCTCTTGAGAAATCCTTCTCAGGAAAGCATAGTAGATAATCTGAGTAAAATATGCAAAAGGATTCTTTGACTTCTCTGGATTAAAGTTATGAATATATCTGACACAATTTTCAATACCATCACAAATCATATCATCCTTGAACATGTAGTTCACGAAGTTAGGTTTATATGATAAGTGATTAGCAATCTTTAGGAAACACTCGCCAATGTACCGTGGAATCTCAGGTTTGGGTTGGTCATTTAGTTTTGCTTTTTCTACTTTTGCAAAGTAGTTTTCTAATGCATTAAGAAACTCTTTGTTGTTTACATAATGTTCTGTGTTTCTTGGTTTTGGCATAATCGTTCCAAGGCGTTTGACCTAATGAAGTATGTAATTATTATATCAGTTTTATTACTTAGTGACAAGTACTTGACACATTGACAAAAAGGCCTTAGACTGGGTTTGTCGCCTATCAGATATTATTGTATCTATAGTTCTAAGACTTATTGAATAACTTCTCGAGAACCTCCTTGGTGTCATTGACATTTCCAAGGTAACCCATCCTCCTATCTAACTTAGAGTAGTTTCCCTTATTCATCTTTCTAACATAGTCTTGATAGTTCATTATCATCTCTATGTTCTCTGACTCAGAGATAGTAAGAACATCATCAACACTAATAATGAACATATCTTCACTAGAAGTTTTCAACCAAGGTTCAAACTTATAACCACTAATAGTTCCTCTGGTCTTTATCTCTTGTACTACAATTGGATTGGACAAGAGTAACATTAATCTATCACCCTCATCAGAAGGTGCTACCTTTGCAAATAGTTCATCACCACATTTAAGTTTAACTGTTGCGAAGAAATCATCCTCAATCATATACTCTCCTTTTACTAGTCTTTTATGTCTATAGTTACAATGTCATAATTGAATTGTTCTGAAACATATATTTTCACTCTTTCAATAAAATGATTCAGTGTGTAATTCTTTCTGGAGCCTATTGTAAAATCATCTGCAATATCATAAAGTTTTGCACTGACCTTGTCTTTGCCTTTTCTTAGGACTCTACCAATACTCTGAAGGTTTCTTATTCGAGATTTTGATGGAGAGGCAAATATCACATTGTGTAGGTTTTTAATGTTAATGCCAGTACTGAATGTACCATATGATGCAACGATGATAGCGTCTTTTTCTTTCTCAGTAATTTCTCTTACTTGTTCTCTATCTTCTGCATCTACACCACCATGAATGAAGAAAGTTTTTCTACCTTCATTTACCTTATTATTTAGTAGTTCGTAAAGAATAGCACCATGTGTATCTACCCTTGAATAAAGTATCAAGGTATTACCATTCAAGTCATTTGCTAAGTTGACAATAAAATTACTTCTCTTCTCATGAGAAATAAGATGTTGTATCTCATCCTCATAAGTATCAAACTTCTTAGGTCTATACTTTAGGACTAAACACTGAATATCAAGAGTAGCAAGATGACCTTCATCCTGTAACTTCTTAGTTTGTGTAACTTTGTATGAAGGACCAAACAGTCCCTCTAACACCCACTTATGAGTCTGTGTACCGTCTAAAGTACCAGTAAAGCCATATCTATACTTAGCATGATGTAACTTATCCATAATGCCAATAAGAGACTTACTCTTAAAAAGGTGCGCCTCGTCACCAATGATGACGTCATAGTCCTCAAAAAACTTCCTGTCCAGTTGATAAACAGACTGCCAGGTGGTAATAGTTACTTCATTGGTATTGACCCTCTCCCTGCCCGCATAGATCCTGTGACAGTGGTTCTCTGTGTCCCATCCATAGGAAGAGAAATCCTTATACATCTGCTCCACAAGAGATGTAGTAGGGACAACCAATAGAATCTTATTACCACGTGCTACATGGTATCTGACTACAGAGTAAATCATAAATGACTTACCAGACCCTGTAGGACTAATCAATAACTTCCTATTGTATCTCAGTGCCTCATAGACACCTTCTATCTGGTAGTCACGAGGTTTTATACCTGGTGAGATACTTTCCATATAGTCCTTGACTCCACCCCTGCTTATAAAGTCATTGACTTCAAAGGGAGGACCATAGAATTTATTATTTTCAAACTTATACTTATAACCAGCAGTCTCACAAAAAGCAACTACTTTATCAAGCAATCCACAATAGATACGCTTAGTGCGCATATCAAAAAGATGTATTTCCCCATTCCAGTTTCTCTTTCTATACTGGGGCATGAACTTCATATTGGGAACCTCAAAGGTAAAGCGATCCCGCAACTCATGTTCAATATGAGGTTCAGTGGTTATTTTCAGATAAACTTCGTTTATCTTTTCAATAGTCAAATCAGCCATTCATATAGGTTCTCACCTACATGTATTTATCAGGTCACTCCACGGAATTTAGGATCTACACCAGGTTGAGTAACAGACTTATTACCTTGCCCTGGACCACTCTTTACTGAATACTTAATATTAGGATTTTTATTGAATGCAGGTGCTCTTTGTAATGCTGCATCAGCACCTGATTGATCACTACTAATAGAGTCCATAAAACTAGGCTCAGGTCCCTTTTTAGGTAATACTTTCTTTATTGTATTGACAAGATTTTGTACCGGATTCTCATCTAATCTTTGTACATCATTCATGAATTGATTAAATGATTTCATGACACTCTATCTTTTAAAAATATTTATCACATATCTCTGAACTTATGTTCTAAGATTATTCTGTACAAAAAGTCTTTCAAGAGAAACAATCTCTCTTGTTCATATGGATCACCACCACACCATTTTTCCAAATGTACACTGGTGGATCTGTACATCAGAAAAACATCTGAAATATCAAAAGTCATGTTTACTGTGGGATTTTCTTCCATTAGCCTAGTCCTGAAGTGAACCTCATAAACTCTATACTATTCTTAATCTGGTATGTTCTGTTTGTGATTTGCTTCAATATTTCTTCTATGTATCGTAGCATCACATCATAGTATTCAATTTTCATCGAGACATTGGATAACCTTTCATCAGCATCCAAATACTTATTCATAGTATCTTTGTCTCTAATTTTTTTGGGAAAGGGGTCTTTGATATAGATATCAGGGTCAGCTTTACCTGAGTAATACTCATACCTTTCGTGTCTGACATTTCTTTTTTGTTGTTCTGCTTTTTTCCTCAACAACATGAGGTTATTGTAAATGTCATAATACTTTGAATGAAGAACTGGAATGTTCAACGATTCAGTATGTAAGTTATCTATATCAATTTTTGAATCCTTTTCCCACATCTGTTGAATTGTGGGGAGATCTATCATTAACAGCAGTTCACGGTATCAATGTTGTATATAGAATACTTGAAACCTACCTCTGCTGTCAAGTACTCAACATCACTTAATGTGGAATCAAAGTTAATATCAGACAATGAGTAAGGAAACATATCCTTGAAGTTTATCTGAAATACTGGACGGTTGATACCATTCAAGACAGTTAATGTGCCATCAGAGTATAAGTTGATGTTTTGTGAGTTGGGAGACTGTCTGGTATTGACAGGACCATTATTTTGCCAATCATATATCTCTTGTAAGGATTCTGGGAAACCAATACCTCTCATCCAGTTTTGAATTTCTAGATAATTTTCAAGACCCTGATCAATTAAAAATTTGATTCTTAAGTCATTGAAATCCAGAATCTCTCCAGGACGAGGAATAGTCTTGAGATATGTTGGCTGTTCAGCAACACCCAAATTCATTCCAGGTACATTGATAGCATTACCATAGAAACCTATAGTTGGTGCCCTTTGCACCTTAAAAGAAAAGGATGTAGCTTGTAGAAAATTACGGTCAGTAATTTGACCTGCAATATTAGCCGTCATTATACTTTTTAGTTATTTATTAGTCATTTGCAAGTAGCGTAACATCACCTTTCCTAGATGAAATTGTTTCTACGTGCATAGTACCTCTCCACAGGTTTCCCGATCCTGGACTTGTGTGCATTTCCACATGGTAGTCGTCAGGATCAATATAAGTTATGATTTGAGTAG